CCCTACCCATATATCCAAGAGTCATCATTGATAAACTCCAGGTCAAAATCAGAAATCTGATAGCGTGACCAAAGAGTTCACCCCATTCAATACCTTCTTTTTCTTCTTTCTCTTCAGCCATAAAAGTAAAGATTCTTGTCTAATACTACCATTTTAGCTATGTTTGGAAAGTAACACATATTTATTTCATGTATAAGATTCTAAAACCAATCTTAATGACCTTTTTAACAACAACTGCTGTTAAGAGATTGGTCGTAGATTTATTAAAATCAATCGCAAAGCAAACTACAAATACGCTCGATGATAAAGCAGTTGCAATCTTAGAAAAACAACTTTTCCCTCCAGCATGAAAATCACTAAATTTCTCAACATAGACATCGAACCAGCACCACCAGAATTGGAGTTAGAGATTGAAATGCAATGTAGAGAAATAATGAAATCTGATAATTTAATTGATATAAAGAGATATTGTACTCATCTTGTTAGAAAAAAATTTGACCAAGATATTTTTATGGCTTCTTTGCTTAATAGACTTATAGAATTAGAAGCTAATCGTGTTGTAACAGAAATGAGAAAAGAAAATATTAAACCTAAGCATCCTTTGAAAAAATTTTTTCATATTCGTTGAGATGTTTTTTTTCAAAATCTTTAACTAACATAGAGTCAGTCTTATCAATCTCAAAGTTAAATTTTAAAATTGCCGTACGAATATGTTCTGAAACCCAGCCACCTTGTTTTGAAACGACTTGAGCTTTGTTGCGATCATTAATAAAAATATAATGGTCATAGCCTTTTAATTCTATGTCTAAAAGATTTCTTTCCAAATCTTTGCGTCTTATTTCTTTTAGTCGTCTTAGTTTTGTTGAATCACTCATTTTTCTTTTTAATTGAATTAAGAATCCTAGAAAGCGCTCTACCTTGTAATCGGTTTTGAATTGCTCTATTCCAGTTTTCCTGATCTTTTTTCAATGCTTCATCATACACTTCTTTATCAATCTTGTCTTGTAAAAATTTATAAACAACATCCCTTATCCAAGAAGTAGGTTTTATCTTTAGTTTCGTACGA